ACAAAGGCTGTTCGTGGAATAGAAGATCTCAAATCACGAATGGATATGCCAGTGAATACTCTGCCCGTAAGTGTTGAGGATCAAAAGGCATGGGCGCAGAACGATACCCGTATGGACGGATCTATCGGTAACGGTGGAATAGATGCAAACTTCCAGCCAGCCGGCTGGTTAAAAGAATTACCCGCAGCGGCTCAACCTGTATGGGTTCGCCAGCACATGGGCGCAAACATGAAAGCCGAAGAACAGCTTTACAAAAAAGCCTTCGAGGTATGGATGCGATCGAGTTCTGATGCGGCATTTGAGAAAAATGCACCGGCTCAATATATCAAGATTTTGAACGAGACCACAAACGCGGACGGCGGATTCACCGTTCCGTCGTGGACGGAGCCAGATACGATTATTAACAGCGGCGCCTTTGGAAACCAGATCGCGCCAGTCTGTCGTCTCTTTACCGTGGGCACTGATTCAGGAACCATCCCAACTGTGGGCGGTGTTTCGGTTTCGGTGATCGCAGAGAGCGGCGCAATAACGGGGGCGGAACAAACTCCAACATTTACGGGGATTTCGTTCAGCATAATGAAGTTCGGCGTTCTGTCTCGTGTAACCGATGAGTTGCTTGCAGACTCTGCTTCAAATATGCCTCAGATTTTATCCGAGCTATTTGATACGGCGTTCGGTCAGAACATCGATACTTATATCACGAATGTGGTATTGGCTTCAGCAGCTGCCGACGTTACCGCAGCAGCAGCCGCAGCTTTAGTTGCGCAAGATTTGCTGGATATTTATGCAGCAGTTCCAGCACAACATCGCGGCGATAATTGTCGCTGGGTTATGCCGTCGACTATCAGTTCCGCTATCGCTGGGATCGGTGTCACAACCGCCGGCGCCAGGGGGATCGCGGATCTTGCTCAAGACCCGTATTCCCAACTGATGGGCAAGCAAGTCATCAACAACGACAACACAACGAACCTAGCTACCACTTTGGCCACTGGGAACGAAGTTGCCATTCTTGGAGACTGGAACCAATTTGGACTCATTCGCCGTGAGGGAAGAAATATCAAAAGATTATCGGAATTGTATGCTGGGACAGGTCAGGTGGGCTTTTTGGCTACAGAAAGAAACGACCAAGAGGTGCTTCTGCCGACAGCTTTCAAGATATTAAAAATGGCCTAATAAGTCGCACGGGGCGGATCGAGTCTGTAGAAACTCTCGATCCGCTCTGACAGTGGGGCGCTCGGTAAAGTATACCTACCGGGCGCGCCACAATAAAAAGGAGACCGTGATGCCAAAAGTTAGATGTATCGAACCAGTAGCTATCGAGGGCAGCGTCGTATCTTATGACGTGGGCCAGGATTACGAAGTAGCGAAAGCGATTATCGAAGAATACGCCTACGCCTTTCAGGTGCTAAAAGAGGAAAAACCAAAAGCTAAAAAAGACGCCAGCGCAGCGGATGAGAATAAATAACTGATGCCCGAGATATATCATACTTACGCCGACGTTTCAGACCTGCGGGATTATTTGGCCGGCACGTCGTATTCGTCAAACTGGACCGCTGACACTGTAGCGCTTCGGCGCATGCTGCAAGCGGCCAGCCGGCGGATGGATGATTACGTCGGCGGTGATGGTCTGAATACTTGGGGGCCATATATTCAGACAAAAGTATTCGATATCGGTACTAGGAACGAACCGCGTTATCGTGCGCCCGGTAACGGGATCGCGCCCGTCGATCGGCTTGTTAATGTGTTAACTCTTGGCGGGTGGTGCGTATCGATAACGAGCGTCACGGTTTACGACAACACCGCCAGGGGCAGCTCTGAAACCTGGACTGAGGGTTACGCGAACGATTATTTTCTAGAGCCATATAATACAACGCCGAAGCTTTTCCTTGCAGTTAATGAGGACACAAGCAAAGCACTGAGCGCCGGCCAACAGGTATTACACATCGCGGGAACATGGGGCTGGCGTAATACCTCAGCAGATACCGGCGTCACATTAAACGCGACGATCACCGACAGCGTCACGGCGATCGTTCTATCCGCCGGATCGTCTGATGTATCAGAAGGCGAGACACTTTTGATTGGCACCGAGCAGATGTACGTCGAAGCGGTCAGTGGCGTAAATCTTACAGTCGTACGCGGGGTTCACGGAACCACCGCCGCAGCCCATACGGGCGGAGACGCAATTTATTACTACACCTATCCCGACGATGTAAAACAGGCTTGTCTAGAGTTGGCGCGCATAGAGTACCGGTCACGCGACATCACAACAGAAGAATCATTCGGTACACCGACCACAATATATCCGGCTAGCGAAGTAAAAAATGCGCTGCGACGTCTGGCGCGGTACGTAGCCCACACCGATACATCGGGGGTTATTTTCTAATGAAAAATGATCCGCGCTTGGGTAATTTCAACACACCGAATGTTAAAGTGCATATGCGCGGCCCTATCTTTAAAGACGCGCGCGGCAACCTTAACAGGGGTGTGAAAACTGGCTTGCAGCAATTAGGTAAAGAAATGGTTGACGATGTGAAATCGCAGCTTTATCCGGGTCACGGTAAGATCACCGGCTTCCTTCGTAAGAGCGTCACGTTTCGGGTGGCCAGCAAGTGGGACGATCCGACACTGGTGCTCGATACATCAAAGCGACATCCAGGGCAGAACGTAATCTATACCGGCTGGATCGAACGTGGCCGCCGTGGCTATAACTTCAAGGGATATCACATGTTCAGAAACACGGCCCGCAAGTTTCGAAAATCCGGGCGTGTGTCTAAATGGATGATGAATGATATTACTAAGGCGCTCGGAAAATGAGCCGCTCGGGTGCCATCACAACTATCGACTCGCTCTTGACCGGCGTCACATCGCCCACCTTCACAGCCGTGTATCAGGGCCAGCCGCTAAGCATTCCGACCACACCTATCGCCGCGTTTTGGCTAAATACTCACGAAGAAGATTTTACCACGTTGACCGACTCAAGCACGATCGCCACATTTTTAATAACTTGCTATTGGCGCATGCAGCCATCGCCCGACGTGCGAGAAACTATAGAAGGCGAAGTATGGGATGCGATCGTAAATATCAAATCAGCTTTGCGCGGTGATTCGGCTCTGTCGGGTAACTGCACCGATTCGCGCCCTGGCACTGCCACCGTTGGATTCGAGGATTTCGGCGCCGCTATATTTCGCACGGTGACGATTCCCTTTGAAGTAGATATCTATGGAGAGGTTCAGATAGTACCATGACAAAAAGAAGATCAGATAACGGGCAGTTCGTGGATGTGGGCAAGTACCGGGCGCGGGTGGGTATCAGTCACGGGGACGAATACTTTGAAGCGGGGAAGAATTTTGATTTTCCCAAAAGTGCAAAGGCCGCAACCATCAAGCAGTTATTAAAAGACGGCTTGATCGAAACAGTAGATCAGAACGGAGATTTAGTAGATGGCTAAAACTAACGGATTAGGCGTTCGACTATACGCCGCAGGATACGACCTATCGACCGACGTCAGCGCGATATCCAATATGACTATGTCGCAAAATTTAATCGATACGACGACGCTCGACAAAAGCGCAAAGTCGCGAATCCCTGGCGTAGCCGATGCCACGCTGGCGGTGAACGGAATATTTGATAACTCAACCACGAGCACACATTCGGCTTGGACTAGTAATTCTGGAAAATTACCGACGGGCGAGCAAGTCGTAACGTTGACGATCGGAACCGCGTTGGGTGCCGTGGCCGCAGGAATGGGCGCAACGCAAGCGGATTATAATGTCGATCGCGGTGCCGGCGGCGGCATCATGACTACAGCCTCGTATGAAACATCCGATGGCTATGGTTTAAATTATGGGGTATTACTTACGGCCGGGCCGACCCAGACCGACGCGAGCGCAACCAATAGCACGGCGGTTGATAATACATCTTCGACCGCAGCGGGCGGGGTAGCGTCTCTCCAAGTGTTATCTGTAGCGACAGGCTCGGCAATAGTTAAGGTGCAGCATTCGAGCGACAATGTGACGTTCGCCGATTTGCTGACGTTCACAACGGCCAGCGCCCGGACGGCCGAGATTGTTCGGGACACAGGAAGCACGACCGTGAACCGATATGTTCGCGTGGCTTCAACTTCAACATTTACAGACTTAGAGTTTGTGGTGCAATTTGCAAGGCTATAGAAAAGGAGATCACCAATGGCAAAGCAATCAGGATTAGGCGATTATTTAGCGGTAGACGATTCAGCAGGATCGGCCCGTGATTTATCATCTAACATCAACAGCCTATCGATTACGACGGGCCAGGCCACGACAGTGGTCACGGGAATAGATAAAAGCGCGGTCGAGCGTATTCCGCTTACCGCCGATTCAACTATTTCTCTAAACATGACATTCGACAGCGCTGCCAATATGGAGCACGACGTATTCAAGACGATGGTAAATACGCGCACCGTGACTTATTGCGTGGGCGGGAATGACGCATCGAATCCAAAGCTGGCGCAGGAAATGTTAATTTCTAGCGTCGGGCAAGAACGGACGGCCGAAGGCGATCTGAACGTCACGGCTACATTGGAATTACAGTCTGGCGTCGTGCCTACTTGGACAACCGTTTAATGGGGTTTAAGGTACCGAACCGCACGGCGAATATCGAACTTAACAGCGGTTTCACCGGTGCGGAAGCGGTGTGTAAGGTCGAGGTCTCATTGGGCCTATTTTTGGAATTACAAGATTTCGAGAATAATATGGACACGGCATTTTCTCGGTTCGGTGATGAGGTGATCGAGTCTTGGAACCTGGAGAATGAAGCGGGCGAACCGATACCCTGTGATGCTGACGGCATGAAACAGATATCGGTTCAACTGGCCACCGCTTTAATTGGGGCATGGGGGGAAGCTATAAGCGACCCCGAGACAGCCGTCGGCGAATAGAGCGCTGGAAGCACGTCGGCGGCGGGGTGGATCGGAACGGTGTAAAGGTGTCAAAACCATTTGAGTTAACGCGGGCGGAACTGATAGATAGTCTCTGTCAGCGATACGGCGTGTTGCCTTCGCAGCTTCTTGAAGAGGATGCTTCCATAATCACGATCGCAACATATGCGAGCATGAGATCGGAATCAAGCGATGGCTGATAATTCGATCGGTATCGATGTTAGGGTTGACACCCGGAGAGCAATTACTGGGCTTAATAAATTAAA